TCTTGCTCTACATGTAGCACATATTCATTCAAATCAAAGGACGATGTTTATATGACAAAGTTCGACTGTTGTTTCGGGTGTTATATACAACACGTTGAAGGAAGAGAGGATCGGTGGAAAAAAGGTTGGAGACCAAATAAATGAAAATTACAAAAGAACAACTTAAACAGATTATCAAGGAAGAACTAGGAAACGTTTTAACCGAAGATGACGGGCCACCCTTGAGAACCGATGCGCCACTTCCAGTGTCCAGCGAACTTCCTGAACCGTTTAGCACAGTTTCAAATATTACACGTGGAATGTGGTGGATGATCAAGGCACATCTCGAAGAGTTTGTTCCAAACGATGAACCAAAAAAAGAAGAGATGATAGCAGCAGCCGCCGAACAAGCCGAACAAGAAGAAGCCGGAGAGCCCGAAAACCCAAATAATCCGTCCCGTATGACTGAAGCAAAAAGGAAATAAATACATGAGTTCAAGTACACTAGAAATTATTCAAGGGTTAGCACAAGCAGCCGCAAATGCTTGGGACGGTGGTCATGACGAACGCTTTACACTTGATGGCCAAGTTCGTAAAGTTGGTCTTAACCGCGAAGAAGGCTGCCCGATCATGGACAAGCGAGTGAATGACGGCTTCTCCGTCAAGTTCTATACTGATTCCATGTGTATTAACTATCAAAGCGACACTCGTCTCAAAGATGTGCAAGATCCCAAATATGAACAAGAAGTGGAGCGCATGCTCAATGAAGTTAAAAAGTTTTTGCAAAAAGAATACAAAGCAATCACTGGTAACGGAGTAACCCTTAAAAAGAAAGGCGAGCCAAAAATTTTAGTGCAATCAACTTCTAATGTTCGAACATTCGTTCAAGCATATCAACACTACACTATCTCTGGGATTAAAGGTGATGCTCCTTATGAGCCAACCGTCAGAGACATTACAAAGAAATGGCTGGCGCAGCATAGCACCAAAAGACCACAAAACGACACTCGCAAGAAGGTCTAATGGCTTTTAAACTCTCGAAACAAGAAATTGTAAAAGAGATTGTGAAATGCGGTAAGGATCCACAATTCTTCATTGATAACTATTGCCGGATATCACACCCACTTAAGGGACTCATCCCTTTTAAAACTTTTGATTATCAGAAAGATCTACTCAAGGACTTCAACGATTATCGATTCAATATTATATTAAAAGCCAGACAACTTGGTATCTCCACAATCTCAGCGGGATACATTGTCTGGTTTATGCTTTTTCACCGAGACAAGAACATTCTTGTAATTGCTACCAAATTTGGAACAGCAGCAAACCTCGTTAAAAAAGTAAAAGCAATCATGAAGCACTTGCCGGATTGGATTAAGATATCCAAAATCATCACGGACAATAAAACCTCATTCGAATTATCAAATGGCTCTCAAATCAAAGCCGGAACCACTTCTGGAGACGCCGGTCGATCAGAAGCGTTGTCACTGCTCGTTATAGATGAGGCAGCACACGTAGAAGGTCTCGCAGAGTTGTGGACGGGCCTTTATCCCACTTTGTCAACAGGGGGACGCTGTATAGCCTTATCGACCCCTAAAGGAGTGGGTAATTGGTTCCACAAGACTTATATTGATGCAGAGGCTGAAGAGAATGATTTTCATCCAATTGTTTTACCATGGCAAGTACACCCGGAGAGAGATCAGACTTGGTACCAAAAAGAGACAAAGAATATGTCTCGTAGACAAATCGCTCAAGAATTGGAATGTAATTTCAATACATCAGGCGAAACAGTAATTCATCCGGATGATATGCAATGGCTATTTGAGAATGTCAAAGAACCTTTATACAAAGCTGGCTATGATAGAAATTTCTGGATCTGGGAGAAATATCAAGATGGGGCCTCTTATGTTCTTGTAGCAGACGTTGCCAGAGGCGACGGAACGGACTATTCTGTGTTTCATATTTTAAGATTGGACACGATGTCAGTTGTTGCCGAGTATCAGGGGAAACCTAGTTTAGATTTATACTCTAATATTCTTTATAGTGCTGGTAAAGAATATGGAGATTGTCTTCTTGTCGTTGAGAATAATGGAATAGGTATATCTATTTTGGAGAAATTAATATCTTTAGAATATCCAAAATTATATTATTCAATAAAATCTACTCATGAATATATTGAAGCTTCTATAGCTGAAGGAAATGACCGATCTATCCCTGGTTTTACAACTTCCACTAAGACAAGACCGTTAATCGTGGCTAAATTGGAAGAGTATGTTCGGAACAAACTAATTACTTTGCATTCTAGTCGCTTATTCCACGAAATGAAGACATTCATTTGGTATAACGGAAAGCCTCAAGCAATGCGCTCTTACAATGACGATTTGATTATGGCTCTGGCTATAACCTGCTGGGTAAGAGATACTGCTTTGGAAGAAAACAAAAGAGATATGGAATACAAAAAAGCAATGTTGGGCGGAATAATGAAATCAACAACGACAATGAATACACAAATAAAAGGGCAAGAAGGTTACTCACAAAATTTTCATGAAAAATATGAAGAAGAGATTAAAAAAACAAAAGAATTTTTATGGATTTATAAAGGATAGAAAATGGCACGCAACGATAGAAACCCCAACAACAACGAGAACGCTTTATTTAAGGCACTAACCAGACTATTTTCTGGTCCCATTACGCAAAGAAGAACCCAGTCAGGGCGGCAGCTCCGACGTAGACATATTGATATGTATTCTAAAAGGTTCAAGTCAGCGTCTGGTCAGCAATTCAAAAAGACCGAATACAACCCAATGAATATAACTACTATTAATATGATCTCTAATAGAAATCGTAGCGAACGTTATGTAGATTTTGATCAAATGGAATATATGCCGGAGATAGCCTCATCATTAGATATTTATGCTGATGAGATGACAACACATTCCAGCCTTACTCCCATGATGCACATTAAGTGCCCAAATGATGAGATAAAATACATTCTACATTCTTTGTACTACAACGTTATGAACATAGAACATAACCTGTTTGGTTGGGCTCGGACAATGTGCAAGTATGGCGATCTATTTTTATATCTAGATATCGATGAAGATTTAGGAATAAGAAACTGTATCGGCCTTCCGCAACAGGAAATTGAAAGACTGGAAGGTGAGGATCCGACCAACCCCAACTATGTCCAATACCAATGGAATAGTGCCGGTCTGACTCTTGAAAATTGGCAAATGGCGCACTTTAGAGTCCTAGGACATGATAAACATGCTCCGTACGGAACCAGTGCGTTAGAGCCTGCTAGAAGAATCTGGCGGCAACTTACATTGCTTGAAGACGCCATGATGGCATATAGAATTGTCCGAGCAACGGAGCGCCGCGTTTTTAAGATTGACGTTGGGGGAATAGCCCCGCAAGATGTTGAACAATACATGCAAAAAGTTATGACTCAAATGAAGCGACACCAAGTTGTTGCTCCCGAAACTGGTCGTGTTGATTTGAGATACAACCCTTTATCAATTGAAGAAGATTATTTTATCCCAATGCGCGGAGGACAATCCTCAACTGATATAGTAAACCTTCAAGGTGGATCTTTTACCGCTCAGATTGAGGACGTAAAATATCTCAGAGATAAATTGTTTTCTGCTCTTAAGGTTCCTCAATCTTATCTAACTATGGGTGAAGGTGCCACTGAGGATAAAACAACATTGGCACAAAAGGACGTAAGGTTCGCTAGAACAATCCAAAGACTTCAAAGGGTTGTAATTTCTGAACTGGAAAAGATTGGTATTGTTCATCTTTATACCTTGGGATACCGTGGGGATGATCTTCTTAACTTTAAATTATCATTGAACAACCCAAGTAAGATAGCCGAAATGCAAGAGCTCGAACATTGGAGCACTAAGTTTGAAATAGCTGGAGCAGCGACAGACGGTTTCTTTTCCAGAAGATGGGTATCTGAGAATTTGTTGGGACTTTCAGACGATGAGTTTATCCGGATGCAAAGAGAAATGTTTCACGACAGAAAGTTTATGGCTAATCTAGAAGCTGTTGCTGAAGGTGCCGCCGGTGGAGGGGGTGATCTTGGAGGAGACCTAGGAGGAGACCTTGGAGGCGATGATCTTGGAGGAGACCTTGGAGGCGATGATCTTGGAGGAGACCTTGGAGGCGATGATCTTGGAGGAGATGAAGAAGACGACATACTTCTCGCCGAACCGCCTGGGAAAAGAGATGATAACGCAAGACCCAAGAAGCGCAGACCATATAAGAGACACCAGAGAAAATATAAAAAAGGTGGCCTTAAAAAGAATATGATAAATCAAGCAAGTGGAGAAATTGGTACACTACGAAAAACTTTCCCAGGAAAAGTTGGATTTGGTGGCTTGGATTCTCTTGCTCGGGGAATTACAGAATCAAAAAACTCTGACATTTTAGAGGAAAGCAAACTATTTACAACTGATTTTGAAATTAAAAATCTTATAGAATCTCTAAGCAAGGACAAAGAAAATGAAAATAACTAATAAACAACTCGTGCAAATTATAAAAGAAGAACTAGCAGCGGTAATGCAAGAAGCGAAAGTTCCAGATTATGCCGGAGCAAGTGAAAATTATTTCTTATCATTAGTTAAAAAGATGGGTTATAATCAAGCCAAAGAATGGATGAAAAAGCATCAAGCAAAGAATCAAGAGGCATATGTTCGGAATTATCAGAGATTAGAAGATCACTTCAATATGTTAGCTCAAAAGCAAATGAAAGAGCGAGAAAAAGAGATGAGACAATCAGGGGCTACCGAGGAGGAAATTCTCGAAAGAGTACCAAGAGTAAAGGACGCGTCCGGCAACACCGCCGGGAGATATGACCTTGACCTATGGCGAAGTAGTAGAAGAAAATATGGCTGGGATCCATGGGAAATCTATAAAGATCCATACGAACGGTATGGGGTAGATAGAGAAAATTACGTGAAATGGCTACAAGGTGGAAAAGGAAAATAAGCATGAAACATAATAAGAAAAGAAATACCGCTTTTCTTTACGAATGTCTGATAAAAGAATTGACAAGAGCAATCGTTCGCGAAGACAAGAAAAGACAAACAATTACAAAGAATATTTTAAAAGAATTCTTCTATAAAGGAAGTGTGCTTAAAGAAGAACTAGTGTTGTATAATTCCATCTTGGAAAGTAAAGGGCTTGAATCTAATTTTTCTCGTCGTTTACTCGCGGAAACAAAACTAGATTATGTCCGATCAGACAGAAAAGCAGTGTTTAATCAGCAGACCGCTCTTATTAATAAAATTAACAAGCAACTGGGTCACGGTGCTTTCTCGAATTTTATTCCAAATTACAAAGATATGGCCACTCTTGGCTTGTTCTTTCAAAATCAAAACCTGTCAGCAAAAAAGCGAATTATGCTCGAGAGCAACTTAGTTAAATTCCTAGGAAGAAAAGAAAATATTCTTACCGAGATGAAGCACCTTGATAATCTAGAATATAAAACCTTTGTTAATAAATTCAACAACGCTTACGAAAGAACTCTCCAAAAAGAACAGAAAGATTTGCTAACCAATTATATTGTTTCATTTTCAGACAACGGAGTTGGTCTAAAGAACTTTTTAAATGAAGAAATCGGTCGTCTCAAGAGTGCCGTCCAGCAGCGCATCATAGAAGGGAACAACACCCCCAATAGTGAAAATTTTAAAAAAGTTAAGGTAAAACTGGACAACTACACACAAACGCCAATAAATCAGCAAATGGTTGAGGAGATTTTTTATATTCAAGATCTTATAGCGGAGGTATCTAAAGATGACCGTAAAAATTAACATCACCGATGAAGAAGTTGCTGCTGTTCCTGAGGAAAAAACTATCAAGATTGAGATTGTTGAGAAAGACGAAATAGAATTCAACCTTAATCTGAAAAATGCTCTCAACGGCGACTTGATGATACTAGATCACAAAGATATCGACATTGTGGTTCAGCCGACCTCTAAAAAAATTGTTACGTTTGCAAAAGAGATAACGTCAGACGCAGTCTATGGTGCCGAATCTAGGCTCTTAGAGTACTTGAGGGGCCAAGGGGTTATCAACTATGATTCCATCCAAGGAGGTAACGTATACGGCTCCCTAGAGGGACAAATTATGGACTCAAGTACTCACGATCCAATCAAAGTCACTCTCTTAAAAATATCAGAATGGATGACAACAGAACAACCATATATAGCCGGCACCACTGCTTACGATGATTTACAAGACGATGCGCTTGTGGATCCAGATAACGAATACTCTACAGAACTGGGGCATGTTCCTCATGAAGATGAAAAAGGATCTATCAACCAAAGCAGTCTTTTCGCGCCTTATCTCTATGGAAGGTATACATACTAATGAAGGTGTTGATGGAAAGTTTTAAAGCTTTTCTGGCTGAGACAGAAAAACCCATTCCTCTACCAGATTTTGGAAATGTTGCTATGTTTCACAATGAAGAGTCAGATAATCATGAGTTAATCCTGTATTATTTGACTGCTAATGGGCCCTTTACTTTTGCTGCTTGTGGTATTGACAGGCTTACAGAGAGCGGTCTGGCCGGAAAGGATCAGGCTTGCATTCCTGAAACTTGGCACATGTCTTGGATTTACACTCACAAAAACTTCAGAGGTGCTGGGTGGAGTAAAATTTTGTACGGCATCTCCTTTAATTTAGTTAATAAAGAAGGCGCAGGTCTGACATCAGACCAATGGTCCGGCACTTCTGACAAAGCCAAGGGTAGAGCTTGGGACAAAATGGTGTCGAGAAAACAATTAACACCAAGAAAAACACCCGGTACGCCACCAACTGGAGGTCATTCTGAATTTGATTATGGTAGACGAGGTTTTAAAAAGACCCCTTTAGACCCCTTGGATGATTGTAGGCAGCCGGCTGCTGGAGAAGAGGGAACAGGAACCAATAGTAGTTGGATTATGAAAAACCATTCTCAATTCGAGCCTATTTATAACAGTTTGGTGGAGAACCACGAAAATCTTATGTCCGCTGTTTCTGATCGTAGCGCTGTTGAGAATAAATTATCAGACGACACGGATAAAGACTTTTCCGATGCTTATATGGGGCGATAGTTGTGTCTGATAAAATGAAGTTAATAATGGAAGGCTGGCGTTCTTGGGGCGTAACCCAAAAATTGGCCGGGGACAAATATAAGCACGAACCACGCGAACCAAAGAAACTCCAACATGACCACGCAATGTCTCCGGCATTATTTGTAGTACCTCCCGGCGGAGGAATTGACATGCGCGGACTAGTTCTTTGGCAACCAACTGTCATAGATGAAAATAATGATATCGTAGATGTAGAAGTGGTAGCCATGATTTCTCTATCTAAAACAGATGAGCCGTGTATTCCTCTCACTTTTCAAGTTAGTTATTCTGCTGTTGACAAACGCTTTCAAAAGAAGGGCTATGGATCTTTAATATATGGTTTGGCATTTCATTATGTCAATAGTGTCTTAAAAGGTGGCCTGACATCTGATCATTCTCACAGTACTACTGCGAAAGCTACCAAGATGTGGAATAAATTCGCTGATACAAAGGGGATGGTAAAAAAGAAAACTGCAGTTGGCAATGACGAATTTGATTACAATGAAAAAACTGCTGATCCGGATGATGATTGTGACTTCGGAACAGCAAAAAGAACATTCGCCTCATCGATTTTGGGAGACAAATATAGATCCGGCATGGCAACGGACAATAGCTGGATTATGACCGGTAATAATTTTAGTGGTATCTATGAAAAGCTAAAGACACAACATGAAAAATACTTAAAAAGTATGGAAGATTCAGAAATTTTTGAAGATGACTTAATTTTAAAAGCGATAGATGTCTTTCAGGATGCATATCCTTCTCTAGAAGGNGCAACTTCGGCTAAAAAATTGGAGTAGTAGTGAACCTATTAACATTTATCCTTACCGCCTACGGCATGACTTTTATTATTGTTTATGGAAAAATCTTTGAGGACATAAGGCCACAGAAGGATTATTCTAAAAAATGGAACACACTATTTCATTGCCCATTGTGTATGGGCTTCTGGGTATCGATGTTTTTATTTAGCATAAACGGCTACACAGAACTATTTACGTTTGAATATTCCCTAGGGAATGCTTTCTGTCTCTCATGCTTGGGAGCCGGAACGACTTACT